CTTTACCGTCAACTCTTAATCCTCTAAATTTTATCGTTCGCATTATTTCAATGTGTTAATATCAATTGCTAATCCTTTATTAATAAGTCCGTAAATATCAAAGTGCCACTCAATTAATCTTTCAATTATTCCATATTTTACACCTTTATAGTGCAAAAATCCGTTTTGAAATTCTATAATGCTTTCAATATCGTGTTTAAATGCGTTATGTTTTATTGGAATAAAAGTTATTCCTTTAATGGTAATAGGTTTTGTAAGGTCTGAAAGTGGGCGGAGTATTGGTTTAATATCTTTTATCATTGAAATGTTTTCGAAAGTACCTCTAAAACTTGATTCTATATTTTCTATTGAAATACCTGTAATTACATCAAATTCTTTTCCGTTTTGTATTTTTATTCCATAAGGCAAATATCCCGCTAAATGTTTTAATTCTAATTTTTCCATGATTTTGTAAATTTTAATAATGTTAAATAATTTTCTTCGCTAAAAACTTCATTTCTTGTTTTGCATTTTCGTTTTCTAAATGCTGCATAATCCATTCCAATCACTTCCGCGGCTCTTTTACCTGACATTCCTAATGTATCGGTCAGGGATTGTATTTTATCGTTAGGGGTCATATAATTTTTGTTTTTAAGAGGGTTTTTACACCCCGATTTTTTTAAGAATAGTGAGCAACTCGCTCCATTTTTCCGTAGTTTTTAACGGCGTATCTTTTTGCAATAACAGTCCATAATGCAACTTCTTTCGTATCTCCTAATCTAACTAATGATTTTTGAGTGTTTATTTCGCTTTCGTTAAGTCCGTTTAACAAGTTGTTAAATTGCGCTTCTGTCGTTTCGTTTGCTTGTGTGTAGATTTCTTGAGTTGTCATAATTTCTAAGTTTTTAGTTGTTATTTCTTTAGCAAAGATAAGGAACATTTTTGTTCCCTTCAACTTTTAAAGTGTTAAAGTTTTTAAACAAAAAAAACCACCCGTAAAGAGTGGTTTTGAAATGCATCTTTCGATAAGAAAGCACCCCGTACGTAGGCATAATGCATTTGTAATGCAAATATACAAAATAAATTTCATAATATTGAAGTAATTAAATAATATCCAGTAATTGAACCAAATGCAGCCCCAAAGGAATATAGTAATTTGTTTGAGAAGTTAGATAATGATATTTTAACCACGTTGTAGCTCCATAACATACTAATCGTGAACGACGCTAAAAAGATGCCTATAACGTAACCTTTAGCAATTAAAACGGTATTTATTGCAACAAGTCCAACCTGTAGAAATGCTGTTAAGAAGATTTTGTATTTCATAACATTTATTTTATAAAAAAAGACCCAATAAATGTGAGTCGGCACATCTAAAGAGTCTTGATAATTTCTTTAATTTGTTGACTTCCGACTTTCAACTACTGCAAAGGTAAATACTTTTTTAAAACAATTTGTAATTTTTCTCTAAAATTTATGTTCTCTTTTCCAATTTTATTGTAAGCAGCTAAAACTCCCGCGTAAAAACTACCTTGTTCGCAAAAACCATCCTTAAATAATTTTAGTTTTGTCGCTAGTTTTTCACACTCTAAATGGCTTTTCCAGTCTATACATTTTTTATCTTTGAAAGTTGATTTTTTGTAAATTGTACCTACTGTTATAATCTGATCGCAATAATCGCAATGATCCTCTTTTCGCGCTTTTACTTCTTTGCTGCTAATTAATTTCATATTGCTCTTGAATGTATAAATCAATTAATACTTTCGTGCTTTTTAAATCCGCTTCAAACTGTCCTTTTTTCCTGCATCTCATTATGCGTTTAATTAAATCAAACTCGTAACTATTTAGCTTTTGCTCCTCACAAAATTTGTAAAGTGAGCCGTTAGTATTGTCGTAGTGTGCGGGTGTTTCCATTTTTTTTAAGTTTTTAAATTAACCCGCTAAATTAATAACGGGTTTTATTAGTTTTAGAAAGGTAAATCTTCTGCTGCATTATCTACAACTGGTTCAATAGTAGGAGCAACTTCTAGCGTTTCAATTTTCCAGCCATTTAAAGAAACGTAATATTTGCCATTATACTCATTTCCTCTAATGTTTATACCTACCTTAACATTATTTCCAACTTTATACTTGTCTAGAATTTCGCATTTGTCTTGTACAAAATCAATAGGTATTTTTTGTGAATATTGCTCATCGGTTTCGACCACTAAAGTTCTTTTCTTAAAAGTTCCTGCACTTCCTACAATTTGAATATCGCCTAAAACGATAATTTTCCCTATTACTTCACTCATAATTTTTATTTATTTAATGTTAATATATGTTTCTTTTTTTAAAATTTTACTCATTGCTTGAGCTGAAACTCCATAATCTTTTGCAAGCATTAAAATTGTAAAACCAATTTTATGTAACGATCTTGCAGTTAAAACTTGATTATTGGTTAATTTTGAATTATGATGCTTTTCTCCAGTATTGTGTTTTATTAAGTTATTTTTAATTGCGTGTATTTGATTTTCTGAATTAGTACACCATTCTAAATTTTCAATTCGGTTATCCTCTTTAATTCCATTTATATGGTTTACTTGGGGTTTGTTTTCCAAATTAGGAATAAACGCAATAGCAACTAATCTATGAGCGCCAGTTTTAAATCTAATTTTATCTTTACTTAAAGAAACATTTAAATAACCTTTTTTACATTTACTTTGCTTTAAAACTCTTCCTGTTTGTTTTCCGCTTCCATATCTTCCAATACAATAATGGTCTAAACTCCTAACAACTCCTAAATTACTAACTTCATAGTTTTGGTAACCAACAATTTTTTTAAATACTTCCATAATAAAAAATTCCCTTTCAAGTTTACCGCCAAGTGAAACAAGAAAGGGAATAGTTTTAAATTCTTAATCTTGGCGGATTTAATGTAAAGATACAAAAAATTAATTCCATTTTATAATTCTTTTTGTGTTAAAAATTCTTTAATTTCAATTGCTAATTTTTTAAATTCAATTTGCTTTTCTTTAGGCATACTTTTGTAATGAAATTCTAAAGCCTCTAGTGTTTTGCAATCTTGTAAGATTTCTGCATAATCAATAACTTCTACATGTTCAATATCTTGCGTTACTTCTGGCATCTCTTCCGGCACGTAAACGGGGCCCGAAAACACATCTGGACAATACCACTTTACGCCGTTAGAAATTGCACGAGCAAAAAGCATATTTTTTGGAAACTTATCAATATTTTTTGTAAGTGCTTTTTTAGCATCTTCAATTGTAAAACTAGAGTTACCTATTTTTTCAGCCCCTTGATAAAAGTCAAGTGAACAAATTTTTTCGTCTAATTTAACAACCTTATAATCATATTTTCCTGACCCTTTAACAGTAGATGCTATTAATCCAGCCCCTAAAGTTGGCTTGCCTTGTATAATGTGTATTCCTGACATTGCGGCAAATGGAGGCACTCCAATCTCTTGACCTGCTTGTATTTTAACAAATGCCTGTCCCATTGCTTTTGCATCTGTAAACATTCCGCTTTCTGCAAATACCTTTGCCATAGACATAATATCGTTTACTGGCATTATTGTAATTTCGTTTTTCATGATATTTATTTATTAAAGTTTTTCAATTTCTAATTTTGCCCACTTTTTAAAAGCCTGGAATTTATTTGATATTTCAATACTCTTTTCATTCGTTACTGGTGGAAGTCCAATGTTACAATTTTCAACCCAATTTGTAAGTTGTATTTTAATCGGTGCTTTTGCTAGCTTTTCAGCCTCTAATTTGTCGGATGCTATTTTTTCAGCTCTTTTATTTTCTGCTTTAATTTCAGCATCTTTAACTGCTTTTAATTCCGCTTCTGCTTTTGCTCTAGCGTCAGATGCTTCTTTTAATTTTAAAGCCGTTACCGCATCTTTTAACGCTTGTGCTTTGGCTTGTTCAACTCGTCTGGCTTCTATTTTATCACTTTCTATTTTTGCTAATTTTTCACGCTCTAATCTTTCGGCTTTGTTTTTCTTTGCAGCGGCTTCCGCTTCTGCTTTTAAAATTGCATTTTCAAGGCGTTGCGCTTCTAGTCTTTCCGCTTCTGCTTTTGCTTCTGCAATTCTTTGCTCTTCTGCAATGCGTTCCGATTCAATTTTAGCGTTAAATTTAGCCTTTGCGCCTTCTAAAAAACTATCGAAAATATAAGCATCCATAGTGGTTAAGTCAAGCCCTATAACACTTTCTAAATAAGGCTCTACTAATGAGATTCTTTCAGCATTTAATTTTTCTGTTATTTCAGCCTGTTGACGTTCAAAGAATTTTTCTGCATCCATTAATTTTGCTTCCATTTCTTGACCAAACAAAATTTCTTTGTTTTTAATTGCATCAACAAAACGACCCCCTGCCAAATAAAATGCTTTATTTTCTTTATGCCACTTTTCAATTGAAGTTCTGTTTTTTACAAATTTTAAACGCAATTCTTTAAAAGTTGGTAAATTTTCAGCGTTTATTTCTAAATTAATTACATCTAAATAGGCGTCTTTTAATACTTCACGCTCCGCAAAAGTTACGCTTAGTCCTGAAACCATACTTTGTGCTTTTGACAATTCAATTCCAAATAACTCAATATTTGATTCTTCTGTAAATTCTAATGGTTTATGGTCTACTGCGTCGTGTAAATCCCAATCTGTTTGTGTTGTTTTCATAATTTCTATTTATTTAGTTATGCAAATATAAGTTTTTAATTTGAATTATCAAAATTCATTTTACTTTGAATTATAACTATTTTATCTTTTCCGTACTTGCTAATTGTACCAGAAACAAAGTAAATATCTATTCCTAAAGCCTCCGAAATTGCACGTGATGAATTTTCTTTATTACTTATAAAATACTCAATTATTTGCATTCTTTTCTTGGAGTTTGCAATGCTAGGGAACATCATCGTAGTATCTTGTTAGCAATTCCGATTATAGAAGCCCTATCTTTTGCCAGTGCTTTTAAAACAAAATCTAATTCATCATAATCTACAAATGCAGACTTTGCCAGCGTGTGAAAAAATCTATCCATTGATCTGTACACATCGGTAACTATTTCACTTTTAATGCCGTCTACTTTTTCAAATTCTTTTCGTTCCGCATTTATTAATTCTAATATTACGGGTCTTAATTTTTCCTTTAATTTTCCTTTGTGCATTTTGGGAATTTTTGCAAGCATTTCATTTTGATGTAATGCGTGCTGGTTTGCCATAATACTTTTTGCAAAAAGAGTGTCTAAAATCATTGTTTTAATTTCTTTGTCCATAACTAAATTTTTTCTAGTAAGTCAATTACTGTTTCCATATTTTTAAATTTAATCATTAGACAGTTTTCGTTATCTGTTGAATTTCTGTATAAAATTTTAGAAATTTCTAATCTTTTATTTTTTTTAAATTCTGAATTTTGACCATCTGTATAACCTAAAAAATTAGAGTTATTAATAGGAAGTGCTGTATGTCCTAACATAATAGGGCTTCTGAAATGTTCCGTTAAAATTTCATTGGTTTTGCTTTGTGTTTTCATGGTTATTTGTTTTTATAGTTTTCAAAAAAGTTATCTAAAATCTGTATTTCGTTAGGCGTTAATTCGTGAAATTGTTTTCCGTTTACAAGCCATTTTCCGTTTGTCATTTTTATTTCCATATCTTAATGTTTTTTGCTAAATTATTTGTAATTCTTAAAAGTTCTTGTTTTGCTTCTGTTTCGGTTTCCGCTTCTATTTCAGCTTCCAAATCTTGCCAGTCGTCGTTTCTATATAAATCGTAATGTAAAATGTATTTTTCCATAATTTATTAGTTTTAAATTCTTTTACAAATATATAATTTAAAATTGAATAAATAACATTTTAAATGTTTTTTTTATTAATATTTTTGTTTTACATTTGTAGAAATAAAAATAATTATGGAAGCAAAAGAATTAAGATTGGGCAATTTTGTAAAGCTTACTCACGGAGAAAAGCCATTTAATGTGGTCTTATCAATAAATGAGGAGTATATATCAGTTGACGAAATAACATTTGATTATACCGAACGTATAGAAGTAGAACCAATAGAAATAACTAAAGAGTGGCTTTTGAAGTTTGGTTTTGAAAAAAGAAACAGCCTTTATGTTTTTAAATATTTTTCAACTTTTTATCTTGAAGATTTTAGACTACAAATAGGTGCAAGTAGAGTGCTTTTGAAAATAAAATATGTCCACGAACTGCAAAATTTATATTTTGCACTAACAAAAAAAGAATTATGAATACAGTTAAACAAGTAATTGAGTTATCGGGTAAAAATCAAAAAGAAGTATGTGAGATTATGAAAATCAAACAATCTACTTTATCCGCACAAATGAATAAAGAAACTATTGGATCAATTGAAAATAGTATATCGATCGCGAAGGAATTAAACATTAAGAGTTTTACAACTTTTAAAAATGGTTATAAAATCACAATTAAATTAATATAATATGAAAATAACAAAAGAACAAGCTGAAATAATGCTTAAAAAAATGCCTGAAATGGCTAATGAAATTTATTTAGATTATCCTGAATTAAAACCCTTAAAGGTTGCGGATAGTTGGGAGCAATTAAATGAAATAAGTGGTTACTATATTATAGCTAATTCGTGTATTTCATTTGCTGGGTCTTGTTTGAAACCAGTTGTAGACAACAAAAACGTTTTCAAAACTAAAAAACAAGCCGCATCCGTATTAGCATACGCTCAATTAACGCAATTAATGGCAGATTGTGGAGATTGTGAGATTGACTGGGAAAATGAAAATACGAAACAGTGCGTCGTTTATTCGGGTACACAAATAGATGTTTTTAATTACAGAGGTACTTTTCAATTCCTAGCATTTAACACCCTAGAAATAGCTAAAGAATTTATGAAAAAACACGAGGGATTAATAAAAACTTTTTATCAATTATGAAAAAAAAAATAGCAATTCTATTATTAGCCGCTATCTCATGCAGTTGTGGGGCTTCTAAAAATATAAAAGAAATTGAGAAAACAAAAGAAACTGAAACTGTTAAAGAAGTGTTTAAAGATACTTCTAAAATTAAAACCACAAATAAGATTGAAGTTTCACGTTTTGTAAATAGTTACGGATTTGAGCCGTTTGATAATTCAAAACCTTATTTCGTAAATGGTAAAAAGTATCAAAACGTTAGAATTATAAACAAGCAGGAAAACACTAATTATAAGCAGGATTTAAAGACGCTGGAGCAAAGATACATTAACAACGCAAAAGTATTAACAAAACAAATTGAAGCTCTTAAAACGATTAAAACAAAGGAAACTAAAGAACCTTATTTTTTCTACCTTATTATTGTTTTATTAGCGATCTTTTTGTACATTCGCTATTCATAATTTCTGAATATGTGAAGCAGCATATTACAATAAAAAAATCTAAAGCACCTCAGAAATGAGGTGCTTTTTTAAATTTAAAATAATTATGAATGAACCAAATAATCCACAATCTTGCAAAAACGCTGTTAGCGGGAGTTCTTTTAGGAAAGACAACTACACGTTAGAAGAAGTAAAAGAGATTGCAATAAAGTTTACAAGAGCAGCAACCCCTAGCAAATACATACAAGGCATAGATGAACGCTTTGAAAAAATATGGAAGATTAACTTTGGTGATTAAGCTGGCCACTAACTAATAACTACACGCTACTAATTAAAAAACCCGTTGCGATTTGTAACGGGTTTTATTTGTTTACCATCTAGCTCTAGTGCCTCTAATATCGTAATGAACAAATCCCCTGTAAATTCCTATGCCGCCTTGTTTCATTTTGCCTTCTGCAATAAGTTTTTCAATTACTTCTGCAAGTTTTTTAGGCGTGTAATTTACTGCATTTATATCAGCTGCTTTTGCAGTTAAATGCTGGCTGTTTTTTGCTCCTTTAACTTTTGTATTGCGGCTTTCTGTCCTATAACCGCTACCTGTAACACTTACTACTTCTTTAATGTAATCTCGTAATACTTGTAAGTTTACCGCTAATTCGATTAAATTATTAATAAATTCTTTAGGCACAATAGTGCCATCTTTACAGTCAAATTCCTGTCTATTAAAATTTTTTGTTAGTCTCATTTTATCTTATTATTTTCGCATTTACTGCATTGATCAATGTACTCTTTTAGTATGCTTTTTAGCTCGGTCATTTCTTTGCGCATCTCTTCAAACTTGTCATTTGTTTGTTCTGCAAATTTGCCATATAATTCTTGAATTGAACGGACAGCATCCGCATCGTCTTTTTTGTTGCTTATTTCTTTCGCTTTTTTCCCACCAAAATAAGCAATAACGCTACCACCTAATGCCGCTATAACCTCCCAGTTTTCTCTTAATAAATTTATCATTAAAAATTTAAATTATTTGCATTTATAAATATTTGATCCAATTCTAATTCTGTTTTTTCAAAAGCCGCACCGACCAACGAAATAAGTGGACTATCTCTATCAAACGATGTCGCACGTAAAAAACTAACTCTTGCCATTATATTATTTGGAGCTTCTAAAGTTTCAATTACTTGTAAAATAGCATCTTGCGTAATTCCGATTAATTCCAATTGCGTTAATAATTGAATTGCAGTAACTTCTGCAGGAGCTAATTCCACCGCTTCAATTATTGGTAACTCTTCTTTCGTAATAAATCCACTTGGTTTTGTTTCGTGAAACTCCCCGTAAAATGTACCATCTTGTTTTTCTTTATAAAATATTTCCATAATTAATCTGTTATTTTTACGATACCAATTGATGTGCTATCTGCTACGTTGTTGTTTTGCAAAGTAATCCACACGTAAATTATTTGTGATTGGTCAATTGCAAAAGTAGTTCCGTTATTTGCAGTTAAACCGTTATCACTTACCAAATTTGTAACACTTACTTTCGAAAATAAATTAGCACCTATAAATCGTTGTGTAATTCTTTCAACTGAAACACCTCTAATTATTCCACTTGCTGTAGTGTAAAATCCTGTAAGTATTGCAGTTGCGAAATTATTGGTATTTGAAAGGTAAATTGAAGCCGTAAATGTACCTGCTGTGCTTACTCCTTTTTGCGCATAAAAAGTAAATCTAGGGTTTAATGTTGCTGAAAACGCACCCGCTGGAATTGTATAACTTTTTGCAATTACTTCTGCTATCGTTCCCGTTACTGCTGCACTTTCAACGCTATCCCCAACTATTAACTTCACAAATGAGCCACCGCCACCACCACCACTAGCACTAATTACATCGCCTACAATTGTAATATTTGTGCCTGCAACTAAATTTTGTAATCCATCAAGCTTAGTGATTTCAGTAGCATTTATTAATCGCTCACCACTTGCCTTATCTACTTTTAAATCTAAAACCGCATTAACTGCATCGACTGTTGGATATTTTGCACCCGTTCCATCAACCGCTAAGTTATTTTGTTTGTTTGCTACGTCTTCCGCCGTATAGCCTAAAGCAGGAGATGTAACTGACCCGTTAGCAGTTGTGCCAATAGAAGGGGCAAAAATAGCTTGTGAGATGTTACTTAAATCCACTGTATTTCTTGTCAAAACAATTGCACCAAGATATAAACTGTTTTCAGCAATATCCAAATCAGTTACAAAAACATCTGAATTTAACGCTGTAATTGCAGCGTTAAGAGTTGTGAATACTCTTAGCCCTGGTTGTATGCGAATTACCCCATCTTGGAAAATATAAACTCTTTGGATAGTCGCTAGCGTTGCCGTAGCTGCTACGGCTGTAATTGTTCCGTTTAAGTCATAAATTGCTGGCGTTATATCTGTTATGTCTGACCCTTCGTCGCCCGTCTGAGTTCTATATCTAAAAGTTATAGGCTCTTGAGCTGCCAAAGTAAACGAATGGGGCTGCGTTGTTAGGTTGTCAAAATTTGCTCCAGATTTAAAAACTCGTCCCAGTTCCTTTTTTATTTTTAAATTATTTGAAACTGGAAAAATACGGTTACCACTCAAAGACTTGAACCCTAAAGCTTCTAAAATATCCTGCACCTGACCACCAATTTCAATATTAATAGTCGGTTGGTTATCGATGTAATTTACTGCTGAATTGTTTAAATGAATTAAGACCCCAATCCTTATAAAATTACGTCTTTGTGTTGCTGTTAGTGGTACGTTAGTCAAAAACAAATCTCCATTAATATCTACAGCTACATATGTTTTTTTTTGAGTTGCGAGGTTCGGTATTGCATTAGCTATCTTAGCTACCCAAGTAACTTTTGTATACGTTGGATTGTCGGGATCAGAATGTCCGTTAACAACGTAACCAAAACCATCTGAAAGGTCAAACTTTGCAGTATCCGTGTTTATTGTCAAAATCCCCCCTTGGTTCAAACCTGTTGGTCCTAAATTTTTAGAGCTTGATACACCTATGTCGCTTAACATCGCAAACGTTCCA